TGCGCCTTCACCGACGGAGCCCGCGCCCGCGCCTTCTGTGAGGAACGGAATGCGGCACCTGAGATGAGTTGGCGGAGCCACGTGGATCGTTGCCGGGTACAGCCGATCGATCTCGATCCACCGTTGCCGTCCGAAGTGAAAGCGGTGACGCAGACACATGGCGACAACGCGCGCTGACGACGAGTTTTTACAACTCGCCCGCGACCGCTTCGACCAGGCGCAGGAGGCCGACAACGGCCAGCGCAGCCGCGAGTTAGAAGATTTACAGACCTACGCCGGCAACGTCTGGACGGCCGAAGAACTGAAAGCCCGCGGCGCCCAGCCGAGCGAGGCCGGGATGCCGCCCATTCCCGCTCGCCAATCCCTCTCCATTCCGCTCCTGCAAGAGCCCGTGAAGCAAGTCGTCAACGATCTGCGAGCCGCGGAGCTCGGCGTCGAGATTGTGCCCGTCGATGACTTCCCCGATGGCGGCGAGGGGCCGGATGATCGCGAGATCGAGCTGCGCGAAGGGTTGGTCCGGCGTATTCAGCGCGAAAGTGAAGCGGCCGACGCGCGCATCTGGGCCGCGGCGCGTGCGGTCCAAGCGGGGCGCGGGTTCTGGGGCGTGATGACCGCCTATCTCCCCGGCAAGACGTGGGATCAGGACATCAAGATCATCCGGTTCTACAACCAGGCGAGCGTCTCGCTCGATCCGTCGCACGAATCCCCAGATGGCGCCGATGCGGAGTGGGCGTTTGTCGGCAACGATCTGCCGTGGAACGAATACAAAGCGCGGTACGGGGCCACGAAGGGGAATTACGTCACGACGGCGAGTCTCGAGGAATTTCGCGCGCTCGGCGATGAAGCGCCCGGCTGGTTCACCACCGTGGGCGATACGCGCATCTGTCGCGTGGTCGATTACTGGTATACGACCCGCACGACACGCGAACTGGTCTTGACCGCGCAGGGCGTGTATTGGAGCGATGAACTCCCCGCCGGACTGGACGCGCTCGAGCGGCGCGAAGTCATCGACAAAGCGGTCAAGTGGGCGCAACTCGATGGCGCACAAGTGCTCGATCGCACCGACTGGCCCGGCCCCGATGTCCCGATCATCAAAGTGCTCGGCGAAGAATTGCAGCCGTACGATCAGGAACGGCGCGCGCAAGGGATGGTGCGCCCGGCGAAGGATTCGATCAAAGGCTTCGCGGCGATGGTGAGCAAGATGGTCGAAGAAGTCGGCCTGACGCCGCCGCCGAGTTGGCAAGCCACGCCCGAGCAGGTGGAAGGCTTTGAAAAGCTGTATCAGATGGCGGCGAGTCGCGCGTTGCCGGTGCTGTTCTATAACTCGATCACGCTCCCGAACGGACAAGTCCTGCCGCCGCCGCAGCGGATGGCGTATGAGACCAACGTCCAGGCGATTGCCGGGGCGATTCAACTCTTCCGCGACACGCTCCAGAGCACGACGGCCGTGCATGATGCGAGTCTCGGCAAGGTGGTGCCGAATCTGCGCAGCGCCCGCGCCGTGGATCTCTATCAGAAACAATCAGAACAGAGCACGAGCGGGTTCGCGGCCAACTACAAGCGGTCGCTGCGGCGCGAAGGGCACATCGTCAATAACTTGCTCTATCCGGTGTATGGGAAGCGGCCGGGGCGGATTGCGCGGATCGTGACGGCGGAAGGCGAACCGGTCACGGTCGCGATCAACGGCCCGGCGCCGCCACCGATGGGCCGCAGCATGACGACGACCACGGCGCCGAAACCGTATCAGCTCACCGAAGGCGGCAGTTTCAACGTGATCGTGAAAGTCGGCAAGAGCTTCGACTCGATCCGCGAGCAGGAAGCCTCCACGATGGGTGAGCTGCTGTCCGCGAATCCGGTGTTCATGACCTGGTTTGGCGACCTGTTCTTTAAGAACAGCGACGGGCCGGGGCATCTGGAGCTCGCCGAGCGCGCGAAAGTGATGCTCGATCCGAAGATCCAGCAGATGCTGCAATCGAAGGAACAGGGCACGGAGTTGCCGCCGCAAGTCCAGGGGTTCATTCAGCAGTTGCAGCAGCGGGTGCAACAGGCTGAACAGATCATGCAGGCGCAACAGAAGGAGATTGACACCAAGCAGGCCGCCGCGAAGGTCCAGTACGCGATCGCGCAGCTCTCAGCCGAGAAGGATATTCAGCTCCAGCAGATGCGCGATGCGACCTCCATCGCGGTCGCCAAGATCAACGCCCTGACGAAAGGCGTGATCAGCGACAACGAGGCGGAGGTGGAACGGCTGGCGCTGGCGGCCGAACAGGACCGGACGGCCGCGCAGATGGCCCATGAGGCGCGCACGCAAGGGCACGAGATGGGGGCGCAGCACGCGCACGATCTGGCGATGCAGCAGCAAGAGCATCAGCACGAGTTGGCGGCGCAGCAGCAGGAGCATCAGCACACGCTGGACGAGCAGCAGCAGGCCGCGGATCTGGCGCCGGAGCCGGAGCCGGAAGGCGAACCCGCGTGACGGACGAGTCTCCGCCGCTCTGCCTCGTGCATGTCTGGGCGCAAGGCGGCGACTATCACCTGACGCACCCGCCGACGTGGTTATGGGTCTGTACGCGCTGTCACAGCATTGGCACGGGCAAAGAGGGTGAGCCGGTGGAATGGCTGCGGCAACTGCCAGCCGATGAATTCACCGCCCTGGTGACGCAACCGCCATTCACGCGGTCCCGTCCGTCTGTATCCACCTCAACCATAAGCCACTCAGATTGACATTTTCTGTCACAAGGCTGACACTTTTCGTCACCGCATGGCCGAGAGTGTCCCGAGTCCCGCCGAATCCGTTCCGACTGCCCCACTTCCGGCCACTGACACGACTCCCGAAGACAATTTAAGCCTCTCCGACCACGAAGCGCGGTACGGCGAATCGCGCCAGGAGACGCAAGCCGAAGCCGAGACGCGGCCAGTCGAAACCCCAGAGCCTGCCGCTGTCGATGCCGCCGAGGGCACGGACGACGCCGGGCCGCGGGATGAAAAAGGGCGCTTCCTCCCGAAGAAACGGCATCGCGCGGAATCGGCGATTGCGGGGCCGGAGGATGTGCCGCGCATCCAGCAGCTCACGGCGCGTCTCCGGGCGGCGGAAGCAGAACGAGACGCGCTGAAGGCGCAGACGGTGACGTCGCACAGCGGGACGGCTGCGCCATCTGCTCCGCCCTCTCCGCCCGCAGCGCCGACGCCGAAGCCCACGCCCGATCAATTCACCGACTACGGCGAGTTCATCGAAGCCCTGACCGACTGGAAAACCGATCAGAAGCTCACCGCCGCCGAACAGCGCCGCGCGCAGGCCGCGCAGCAGGCGCAGGCCGAAGCGGAAGCGCGCCGGATCGAAACGAGCTTCAACCAACGGAAAGCCGCCGCGCGGCAGAAATACGACGACTTCGACGCCGTGGCCATCAATGCGCCGACGCGCATTCCGATTGGCAGCCTGATCGACGCCTGGGTGATGGAACATCCGACCGGCGCCGATGTGCTCTACCATCTCCAGAAACACCCGGACGACCTCGACGCCTTGCTCCAGCAGCCCGTGTTGGAACAGGCGGAAGCTCTCGCGCTGCTCGCGCAGCGGTTCAACGGGCACGGACGCACGGCGGCTGCCGGAACGGGATCAGCCCCTGCGTCTGCACACCCCTCTGTGCCGAAGCCGCCCAATCCCGTGCGGACTGGCCCGTTGCGATCCGGGGATGAGCCGCCCGACGAAGAGGCTGCGTCGCTCGCCGACCACGAAAAGTGGTATGCGAGGCGCGTCAACCGCCGGGCCTAGCTTGACCGCTGGACCGACAGGTCCGTGCTGTGCCGACCAATACGATCATTACCCCGACGTGGGTGCTCAAAGACACCGCCGTCGCGTGGAAGAACCACATCAAACTGGTGGCAAACTTCGACCGCCAGTACGATAACGCCTGGGTGAATCTCCCGAAGGGCGCGAAGATTGGCGATACCTGTCAGGCGCGGCTCCCGTGGCGCCCCGTCGTGTCCGAAGGCCAAGCCTTCGTGCCGCAGGCGATCATCAATACGACCGTCCCGATCAGCGTCAATCACCAGTATCAGGAAGGGATGAACTGGTCGAGCGCCGATTCTGCGCTGCGGATCGAAGAAGTGCAGGAGCGGTACACGATGCCGTGTGGCCGCGCGATGGCGTCGAAAGCCGATGTCCAGGCGGGCGCCGAAGTCTATTACACCGTCTACAACAGCGTCGGGACACCGGGCACGGCCATCACCGACGATGTGACCTACACGGACGGGATCGCGGTGCTCCGCAATCTCGGCGTCCCCGACGAGCTCATCGCGGTGCTCGATCCGAAGGCGCAGAGCAAGCTCCTCGCGGCGAACTTCGCGCTGTTCAATCCCCAGAATTTCATCGGCAAGACGTTCCGCTCCGGGCAGTTCAGCGGCGCGGCGCTCGGCGTCGATGATTGGTACTGGGACCCGATCCTCCCGACGCACACGACGGGCACGTTCACGAGCTCGACGCCGCTCGTCAATCTCGGGTCGCAGACCGGCTCGACGCTCAACATTGACGGCCTCGGGACGTATGCCTTCAAGAAGGGCGACATGTTCACCTTGGTCGGGGTGAACAGCGTGAACCCGGTGGCCTTCACGGACACCGGCGACTTGCAGCAGTTC